AACTCGATGGCCGTATCGCTCTTCGCTGCGGCTGGCGTAACACTGCTGCGGTGGCATGCTTTCGGGAAGAGCTGTCCCTATTGCTCGAGCATGGATGGTCGGGTTGTTGGGATCCAGCAAACGTTCCTTGGCGCTGGGTCCGAATTCCAGCCCGATGGGGCTGATCGGCCGATAGCATCGGAGTTCGACGTCAGGCATCCGCCGTTGCACAGCGGATGCGATTGCATGGTCATGGCGGAGGTCTGAATATGAGTGCGATCGCAGTTCATCACACCGAGACAGACGACGGCGCCTGGGATGGGCCGGCGAATGAAGCACGACTGAAGGTCGACGCCGGCGAGGTCTACTACAAATCGGCTTTCGCCTGGCAGGATCCGGACGGGGATCCGGAGACGAAGGCGGCCTATAAATTCATCAATCACGTGGTTGACAGTGACGGGGACGTCGGCGCCGCCAACGTGAAGGCCTGCCAGACCGGGATCGGTGTGCTCAATGGTGGAAGAGGCGGGGCGGACATTCCGGATGCCGATCGCCAAGGTGTCTACAGCCATCTGGCTGCTCACCTGAAGGACGCAGACGTCGAGCCTCCAGATCTCCGGGCGGGGCCCATGCCGGTTCGAGAGGAACGATCATTCTCGCTGCGGGAGATGCGCGTCATTGGAGATGATGGCCAGCGGAAGATCGTTGGCTATGCCGCGGTATTCGATCAGCTGAGCGTCGAGCTCTGGGGGTTCTACGAGAAGATCCAGCCGGGCGCCTTCACAAAGACGATTCAGGAGGCCGACGTCAGGGGCCTATGGAACCACGACTCGAACTATGTCCTAGGCCGGACGAAGAGCGGGACATTGACGCTGCGGGAGGATCCGATTGGCCTTGGGATAGAGATCTTGCCGCCCGACACGCAATGGGCTCGGGATCTCATGGTGACGATCGACCGCGGCGACGTCGACCAGATGAGCTTTGCGTTTCAGGTGATGCGCGACCACTGGGAGACAGTCGACGACAAGCTCGTCCGAACGCTGGAAGAGGTTGCTCTCTACGACGTCTCCCCAGTGACGTTTCCGGCCTATCCGCAGACTACGGTGCAAGTGCGGGAAGACCTGCGGACCTTTGGGGTACCGGTCGCCGAATTGCCAGAGTTCGTCAGATCGCTCGAGCGGATCGAGAAGGGAATGGCTACCAGGGACGATCTGCGGATGTTGCACGCTATCACAGATCGTGTTCAGAGCGAAGTCACCGCCGCGCCGGCTCAGGGGAGCCACCCGGCGGATGAAGATGCGGAAGGCAGGGTCGCGCGTGCGCGCCATGCCCTTCGCAGGCGTGTCTTGGAACTCCAACTCTTGAAGAAAGGACCAAAGTGATGAAGCAGAATGCACGGGAGCTTCGCTCCCAACGGGAAGCATTGATCGTGAACGCCGGCGATATGGTGAACGCCGCGGAAGGGGAGACCCGCGACTTCACGCAGGAAGAGCAGAATACGTATGACAGTCTGCTCAGCCAGGCCGAAGGCCTGCTGCAACGAGCCGAGCGGATCGAGACCCTCAGCGGGCTCGAGGGCAGCCTGGGCGCTCGCCAGGCGCCCGCGTTCAGCCGGATCCCCCGGGGAGACTCGGAGGTTCGGGCGATGGCGCACTACGTGCGCACCGGCGATACGGGCGGCGTCCGGGAGATGCTGGGGGAGTCCGACGACAAGGACGTCAAGGGCCCCGCGGTGGTTATCCATCTGCCGACTCGGTCGGAGATGCGCGCCGCCGTTGATAGCACGATGAACATCACGACCGCGGCCGATGGTGGCTCCGCGGTGCCGACCGGCTTCGCCGGCATGATCGCAGCCCGGCGGAATGAGATCCGGCTGGCCGAGAAGCTCGGTGTGCGGCCCGTTCCAGGGAAGGGGACCACGGTCAACTTCCCCTATGAGAACGCCGACCCAGTCGTGTTTGCTGCGACGGCAGAGCAGGCCGACGCTCATACGACCGTCTATGAGCGCGATGCAATGGTCCTCGGCAACAAGGCCTTCACGTTGGCCAAGAAGACCAAGAAAGTCGAGCTCACCGAAGAGCTGATGGACGATGAAGACGTCGGCTTGATGGAGGCGATCGCCGACTGGATCGGCCGGGCGATGGGGGTGACGCACAACACGCTCCTGCTGACCGAGGTCGCAGCGAGTGGGACAGCACTCAAGACGTTCGCTGCAGCCGCAGCGATCGCCGCAGGGGAGCCGGAGGACATCGTCTTCAACAGCGCGTTGGGCTTCTATCTGGACGACGCGGGGTCGGGCAAGTGGGTCATGCGCAATCCGACCTTCGGCGACATCGCCTCGATCACGGGCAATCCGCGACTCTATGCTCAGACGCCGGGCGGGGCGTTCGCCCATGAGATCCTGGGCTATCCCGTCTTCCTGTCGACGGCGGCTGCAGCCATCGCGGCATCAGCCAAGTCGGTGTATTTCGGCAACTGGTTCAGCGTTGGCTTCCGCGAGGAACCGGCGCTGCGCCTGATCCGAGATCCATACTCCGTCGATGGGCTCGTGATCCTGAAGTACTCGTTCCGCACGGTGTACGGCGTTCTGACGGCCGGCGGGATCGGGTATGGAGTTCATCCGAGCGCATGATCAGGGATGTCCTGATCTTCACGCCCGTACTCCGGCTCGAACCTGAGACGGTCAGGGAGCTGATGATGCTGGAGTGGGAGGGGCCTCTGTCCCTCCTGCTCCAGCGCGATAACCCGTCTGGAGATCGGGTGCAGGATCACCTGCACCAGTACCAGCGGGGCAGGGAGGCGTTCCTGCGAGGTCCGTATGAGGCAATGCTGGTCGTTGAGTCGGATATCGTGCCGCCGCCGGACACGTTGACCCGGCTGGCGGCGCTGGAATGCGACGTGGCCTACGGATGCACGGTGTTCCGAAACAAGGCCTGGTCGCATGTGGTGAACATCCTGGAGCGCTACCCTGGCCAAGCCCGCAACACCGGCGAGAGTCTCACGATCCGGGGCCTGTGGCAAGAAGCACTGCGCCAGGGCGTGATCGAATGCAGCGGATCCGGACTGGCGTGCGTCCTAATCCAACGTCACGTGCTCGAGGCCATCGACTTTCGCGTGGAGGACGGGACTTACTGCGACAACTGGTGGACCCGGGATGTCTACGAGGCGGGCTACAGCATGAAAGCGTCGACCCGTGTGCTCTGTGGGCACATCGATGAGGACGGCTCGGTGCTTTGGCCTGAGAGGGCGACGGCATGATGGGATCTGGCAGCACAGTTCTGATCCTCGGGGTGCAAGGCACGCTGGGGCACCGGCTGGCTCTCGATCTGCCTGGCCTCGGATATGAAGTTATGGGGACGTGCCGGCGTTCGCCAGTGGTGCTGACAGGCTACGGCCTGCAGAGATACTTCCAGGCCACCGATCGAGAGGCACTGGACAATCTGCTGCAGGACATGATGCCCGACGTCGTGGTGAACTGCATCGGATGGGTCCGCCAGCGGCCGGTCGAAGGTTGGTTGTCGGAGGCGATCCTCGTGAACGCCGTCCTGCCCCATTGGTTGTCGGAGACGTGCGGAGCCCTGGGGATCGGCCTCGTGCATATTTCGACGGACTGCGTCGGGGACGACGACTGGTATGGTGCCTCGAAGCGGCTCGGCGAGAACCTGGAGCACGGTGCAGTCCTGCGGACGTCGTTCATCGGGCATGAGCTCGAGCGGCGCCGGGGTCTCCTTGAGTGGATACTGTCTCAGCAAGGCGCAGTCGACGGTTACTACAATGTCCGATGGAGCGGGCTCACCACGAATGAGCTGGCGAGGGTAATCGGGGTCTATGTGATTCCGGCTCTGGATGGCTTAGCGGGCAAGGTTTGGAATGTCTGCGGCAGAGATATTAGCAAGTGGCAGCTTTTGCGGCGGATCAATGAGGTGTATGGCTGCGGCCTGGAGATCAGGCCCGCTCGAGAACCCTGGGCCGATCATCGGCTTGACGGTACCGAATTTCAAGCGGTGACTGGCTATGAGCCGCGGCCGTGGCAGCAGCTGCTCACCGAGATGAGGGAAGCCGAGGCCGTGAAGGCCTGAGAGGAGACAGAGATGAAGGTGATCGCGCTGAAAAGCTTCGTGGCAGAGATCGGCGGTCGCACCATCCACGCCGAGGAGGGCCAGGAGCTGGAGGTCGATCGGCAGGTCTACGCGGGGATTGCTGGTCTCGTCGAGAAAGTCAAAGCGAAGACCATCAAGCCCGCCGCGGAGGCCGCGGCGATCGAGCCGCCCGAGAACGAGGCGATGCCGCCGGCGACCAGGCGGAAGAAGAGCTGAGATCAGCGTGTATATTTTGGAGAATTCGCCCGGAGTGTTTGAGACGAGGCGAGTGCGATGAATCTCTATGTGAGCCCGGCAGAGATCAAAGACAACGCGCCGGACGCCATCCGTGCGGCGACGACGAAATACGACGACGTGCTGACTCGGATGGCCGGCAACGCGAGCCGGGACATCGACCGGTTCTGCCGGCGTGTCTTCTATCCCTGGTCCGGGGTGCGGTACTTCAATGGCAATGGGAAGAGAAGCCTGTGGATCGATGACGTGATCAGCATCTCGGAGCTCGCGTATTCCGACGATGACGGCGCGACCTACACCGTGCTCGCCGAAGCCGGCAACTGGATGCTGACCCGGGCGGGCGACCACAATCACCCGGGCAGCTATGACATGCTCGAGATCGACCCGAACGGCACGGAGATCGGGGTATGGCCGACCGGGAAGAAGAGCCTGAAACTCACCGGGATCTGGGCATACGCCGACGATCGTGCTCTGGCGTTTGAAGCGACGGGGCTGACAGTTGCAAATAACCCGCTTGGCGCTGGCGCAACATCCGTGACGGCGTCGGCTGATGCCACGGGCGATGACCAATTCAAAGTGTCGCCAGCAGTGGCCGCGGGGATGCTTGCTCGGATTGAGCTTGAATATCTCGAGTGCACCGATGTTGCCACCGTGACCCTGACGGTCTTGCGTGGACGAAACGGGACGACCGACGCGGCTCATGTGTTGGGGAAGGCGATCGAGGTCTGGCGGCCGCCGGAGCCTGTGAAGGAGGCTGCAGCCATCATGGCCGTGAGGCGTTTGCAAAGAGCCCTGCAGGGGTACGCGGATGCGTCGGCCGACGTCGACTTGGGCCGGCTGCGTTTCGTCCGGGGGATGGATCCCGAGGCGGAGCGCTTGCTCTGGAACTATCGAAAGCCGGGGCCCGTATGATTGGCTACGAGATGCAAGCCAAAGGTCTGAGCGAACAAGTGGCGAAACTGGACCGCTTCGACGCGTTTGCGAGCAAAGAGATGCGGCCCGCGATGCTTCAGAGCGTGAGAACGATCGGGGCGCACGCGCAGGAGAATGCGCCTGTCGGTCTTACGGGTGAGGTCGCCGGGAGCTTCCGGCACAAGGTTGGGCAATATGCTGGCAGCGCCGGCGACGTCTACGGCGTTGTTTCCAACCCGGTCTTCTACGCTCGGTTCCTCGAGTTCGGGACGGATCCGCATTGGCCTCCAAGTGGGCCAGGGAGCAAGATCGAGCAATGGGCGTCGGAGAACGGCATGGATGCCTTCCTGGCCGCCCGGAAAATCGCTCGGACGGGCGTGAAGGCACGGCGGTTCCTATTCAGGGGCTTTCGCGAGTCCCGGGAAGAGATCGATGGCTTCTTCGCCAGGGCGCTCGAACGGATCGCCAACGCGCTGAAGGTCTGACATGACATTCCCAC